CCACCTTGCCTCGTCGCTTTTTGGTTGTAAGTGATTTAACCACGGTGTTTCAATGATTAGTTTTTGTAAGAAGATCGACATGTTATCTGCACGTTCTTTAGACGCTGAGATAATCATAATCTTTCTTTCTGCATCTTTAAACAGAGTCCACAAGACAAAGGCTCCTGTAATCCAAGATTTACCGACTCCTCGGAAGGCTTGAATCTGGAGACGCTTTGGTCCGTGTTGTAGATAGTCTGCTATAGAGTATTGTGCTCTAGTTGGAGGAGGTAGATCAAGCTGATCCCATAATGCACTCAGAAACAGCTTGAAATCGTCCTGTAAGGCCTCTAAAGGGTTCTCCATGTGTGTTTGTTCATTTAATATATTTAATGCTGTTTATAGCCTTTAAACGTTCCTTTGGAGACATATCAACATTTTTCTTAGATCTTAGAGCTGCATTCATTAAAGGACCAATCATAAATGGTGTTTGATCTGCTAATTCTAATCCACTTCCTATTGTATTACGAATATTTTTACCAGTAGGTTGTTTAACAGCTGTATGAAGATCAGATCCAAACTGTGCTGCGTCTACTCCTACACCCAAGAATGGTACTGCACCTAATGCTGCTCCTCCTATTTTCAAAGCTGGTTTAGGTATTTGACTACCCATCTTTAAAAGATTCTTAGAAAACATTAAAGAACCATCAGCTAATTCTTGGAATCCAGGTAAATTACCCCATAATCTTTGGTATAATCCTTTCTTTTTAGCTCCTGTTGTTTTTAATCCAAACTTAGGTGCTGTTTGTGTTGATATAGTACTTCCTTTTAGTATTATATTACTATTAGAAGGTGGTACATCATTTAAAAAGTCAGGTACATATCTAAGGGATGCTTTTGCTAAGTCAACTTTACCCATTTTACTTAAATCCTTACCTGGATACTTTTGAGCAAACCAAGCTTGGGCATGTGGATTGCCTTCAAACATATCTGTAGTAGCTACATCTAAATTCCAAACCTTTTTAGCTGGATCATAAACAAGTTCAGTCTCTCCAAAAGCTACAACATCATTAGCATATATTGTATCTCTTAGCCATTTTTTATTAGAAACGTATTTATCAATAGATGCTTGTGTTTTCAAACCTTTAGATTTTAAATTCTCTAAAAGTTTAGTCCGTTCTTCAGTAGTTCGGACTACCTCTGCCATTTCTTTATGAATGTTTTTAATAAAATCAGACATATCAATAACCCTTTTTAGATCGTATATCTAATCTTTTACCTCTTTCCTCAAAGTAAGCTTCCTTAGCTTCTCTCATTTCTTTGTATTCCTTTACATCAGCTTTGTCTTTTGGAGACTCATAGGTTGCTGTACCTTCAAATTCTTTTGCCATTAGCTGATATGATTTAGTATAAGTTGCTCTCTGGAATGGTTACGTCCAAATGTTTGACGCATCCATCGGAGCCAATGACTGCTACCTTTGCCCTGATTACACGCTCGACAGGCTGGAACCAAATTACTTGCAAGGCTTTCGCCACCGTTTGTTTTAGCTTTGACATGATCGAGTGTAAGTTCTGTAAGTTCATAGTTGTTTCCGCAATATACACATTGACAATTAAATTTCTCCTTAATGGCTTTACGCCACAAACGCTTTGCGTCAGGACTTGTCATGGTTATTAGGTTGTATAAATAGTGTTGTGGGCTAGGTAGTAGTGGGGTCATTTACGAATTTTAAGTCTGCTTTTACGGTTAATAGATGGAGACTGGGTTCTGCCTTCAGTAGTACTTCCTTTATAATGAGCAGCATCTTTGCCGTCATGGTTTCCGTAAGTACCAAGTTTTCTATTTAGCTTGTTAGCATTGTTTTTAATTCGTTTACCTTTTTCTGTTTTTTGATAGGCACTTTGTTGTTTGAGCCTTTTTTTACGAGCTTCAGGATTTTTCCTGTAATACTCAGCTGTGCTTCCTGCCATACATTCTGCTCTGTACTAATTCGGGATCTACTTTAGGCATGATAGAGGCAAGCTTAGAAAGGTGATTACCTTCTATAGCTATGCCACTGATATCATTAGTTTTCAGCCATTCACAGGCTGCTTTTAAATCTTGAGTAGTTGCTTCGCCACTTTTTACCCTCTTTAGAAATTCTTTAGTGACGAGGTTATGTAATTCATTAAATTGGGCTTCAGTGGCTTTTTTCATTACTCTGCTTTCATTCCTGGGAATAGGTTACGTTTGACAATTTCTACTGCTTTGTCATCAATAGTATTATCAGTGGATTTTGCATATGCCTCTAGCAGTTGAACAATTAAGTTCTTTACTGCATTAGTAGAGAGGAAAGTCATTAGGATGGGTTTAATGATGATCATTGCTTTAGTGGGATTTGTAGAGTTGGTGATTTTGTGTACTCCTCAATTAGTTGTTTTCTTTCTTGAAGTGTTTCAATTAACTGACCAGATGGTGAGTTTCTAAATTCATTTACCTTATGTATACCGAAAGCTGAACCTGCGATAACTAAGACAAATATTGCGATTCTAACTTTCATCTACTTTCTTAGTAGTTTTTTTCTTTACAGTTTTCTTTTTTTCAGCTTCAGCTTTTTCTTTAGCAAGCCTGTTACTTAGTGTACTCATGTTTTATCAGTAGGTTTAATTGGACAGTCGTACTCCTGTTCATTCCAAGGGAACTTCTTTTCTTTAGGTGTACATTCTTTTTTTAGATACTGCTTGACTGCAGCTTTTTTTTCTTTTTCATACTTAACTATAGGGACAACATCGTTACACATGGTATATACCCGTGTACCTTCAGCTAACATGAATCCTTTGCGTTGAAGTTCAGCACATCTGAGCATACGAGTTAACTCATAATCAAGCCTCATTTTTTCTTCTTGTCGTTTTGCTATCTTTCTGCACTGTGCTAAACCCCTACGATCTAAAGGAAACATGAAGTTAATCTGTCCTCCCCAGTTTTCAGCTACCGTGTAGCTTCTCTGTGACATCTCTTCGTCAAAAGGTTTTGTATGATTACCCATATAGAATGGGCTAAACGTCATCGTTGAACCATTACAGCTAACCCCAGAACCGTAGTGCTGCCTACTTGGAGCACCATTGTTCTGGAATTGAACCGCCTGGTTAGTAACATTCCCAGTCGCTGCTGCAACTGGATTTGAGACGTTATTTGTCTCATCCTCTGCCTTGACAGGAGCTATTGAGAGAAGACTGATAAGGAAACAGTAGTAGAGTCCGTTTCGATAGTTCGATCTATTTCTGTTAGTTCGATTACCTGACTGGCTGCTCGTGTCACGACTTCTAGTGAGAAATCGGAACCAGCTGTTGTCATATTGAAAATTGAATCTGAATCTACTATTCCTCCAGAAGTTGCTGATGTATGGGTTATATTGTCCCCAGACCATTTGTTTAACGCTGCTCCATAGGTGGTAGTTGTTATCTCTTCAGTTATTTCTTGAGTTGTAGTTGTAGTACTATTCATTGACCCTTGGGTGAAATTGGGTTGTACTAATTCAGCTTTTACTACCGTGGGTGATACCAGTAGGAAAAGTAAAAGCCATTTGTTCATGTTTCTTTTTTCTTAGCCATAGGACAATCTACGGTTTGTGGTTTGCCATTGTTTTTATTACCAGTGGTCAAGCCAAATGTTGCCAATGCTCCCGTAAACACACTGGCAACGAACGTGATATCTGAGTTACCTGATTTCTTAACCATTGGTAATTCAACATAATTCATGGTAATTATAAATCCAGACCAGACAACAACGCCTAATCTAACAAATGTACCAAGTACTTCTATTTGATGTTCTTTATCCTCTACAGCATCTTTCAGCTTTCCAAGGACTCCTTTTTTTTCTGGCGGTTTTTCTTCCATTTATCAACTTTTTTCTGTAAGAACTTTTGGATTTGCTTTTTAAGTTTGTCAAATAAAGGAGTAGCTAAGGTGGTAGTGGCTACAGCTGCAACAGCTGCATAGGTAGCAGTAGCTACGACTTCTGCACTAGGTAAGGGTAAGTCAATCTTAACAACAGGTACTCTAAGAGTAGGTTGTTCAGTCGTTGCTGTT